TGCATTAGTATGTCGGGTGTAGAGGCTCAGATCGCTACGCAAATAGCGCAGTTATCTCAGCCTGTTATTCAAACTCAACAACCTCCGTTCTAAAGGGAAAAGAACATGGAAAACTTTGAAATTACGTTAAAATTGTCGCTTGCTGAAGCCAATGTGGTTTTGGCTGGTATTGGTAAATTACCAATTGAGATGGGCTTGGCAGTTTTGGAAAAAATAAAATCACAAGCAGAATTACAAATTCAGGCTGCACAAGCAAATGTAATGCCTATTCCAGATTCTGAACACTAATATGGATTGAGTATGGACCCGTTTACGCTAATAGCCGCCGCCACAGGTCTATATTCGTCTATTAAATCAGCCGTTGAGACTGGACAAGATGTCATGGAGACTGCTGAAAAAGTCAGCAGTCTTTTTGCTAAGGTGGGGCAGATTGTTACAATTGCCTCGTCCCCTCGCAAGAAAAAAATGTTCCAATCACAGGCTGAATTTGAAGCCGAAGCGGTTAAGATTTATGCCGCCAAGGCAAAAGCCCTTGAAATGCAACAGAATGTCAAAAACTTGTTTGTTTCCCAATATGGGAGGGCTGCATGGGAAGGTATTCAAAGGCAGGTGATTGAGATGCGGAAAGAGGCTGCTCGTCAGGCTGCTGCGGAATTGGCTGAACATGAGGAGGCTCGTAAAGACGCAATCATGGTTAGCAGCATTGTCCTTTTCCTTATTCTTGGTATGGCGGGTATTGGAATTACCCTTATGTTGACGGGTAAATGATGCGGTTTATAATTGCTATTAGTATTCTTTTATTAAGTGGATGCTCTGACCGATACCGTTATAAATGCCAAGACCCTAACAATTGGGATTTGGATGAGTGTAAACCTCCACTTTGCAAAGCGAGCGGCGTATGCGCGGAAGACTTGATAAAGACTCTAAACAAGAACCCGTGCGGCATCATAGACGGCGCAAAATAGATGAACACGGACTTCATGCCCTGCTCCAATTCATCATCGGAATTAGCCTGTGCATCACACTTACAGGTACAGTTTTTGCTGTCCTTTATAGCCTTATCTTTGTTGTTCAACCTGTAGATGCCCAAGCCCCCAATGATCGGGAGTTTTTCAAATTGATTGCTCCTATTGCCACGTTCCTAACTGGTACATTGTCTGGTATTATGTTGGCCTCTAAGGGCCATAGAGAGGATAAAGATTAACATGGACATTCTTAAAACTTTTGGACCATTGATTGGTTCAGTTGCCCCTACTATTGCCACGGCTTTGGGCGGACCAGTGGCTGGAATGGCAGTAAAGGCTATTTCTGGCGCATTGTTTGGCCATGAAGACGGTACGCAAGATGATATTATGACTGCCCTTGCCAACCCAACGGGCGATCAACTTGCGGCACTCAAGAAGATTGATTCTGATTTTAAAGTTCAAATGAAGTCTTTAGACATTGATTTGGAACGGATTGCGGCTGATGACCGTAATTCAGCCCGTCAAATGGCTATCCAGACCCATGATTGGACGCCCCGCATTTTGGCTGTTGTGGTCATTTGCGCTTGGGTATTCATCCAATGGCATTTATTAAACAGCACCATTCCCTCTGAAATGCGTGAATTAGTGGCCCGTGTCCTTGGAACGCTTGACGCTGCTTTGACGTTGGTTCTTTCCTATTACTTTGGTGCAGCGCACAAACATGAGGATGCCCCGAAGTGAAAGAAAATTGGGAGCAGTGCTTTGCCCTTATTTTAAAAAATGAGGGCGGATACGTAGATAATCCGAAAGACCCCGGCGGAGCCACCAATCTTGGTTGCACTAAGGCAGTTTGGGAAGAGTGGATTGGCCATCCAGTAACCAAGGATGACATCAAGGCGTTAACCCCTTCCGATGTAATGCCGTTGTATAAGAAACGCTATTGGGATGCTATAAAAGGCGATGACCTCCCAATAGGGGTGGATTATGCAGTCTTTGATCTTGCCATCAATTCGGGGACGGGTAGGGCGGCGAAAACCCTTCAGTCGGCTATCGGTGTTAGTTCAGACGGAAAAATTGGACCAGCCACAATTGCTGCTCTTGAAGCGGCAAACCCTCGTGAGATTGCAACGAAAGTATGTGAAGCCCGATTAGCCTTTTTGCAAAGTTTGCCTACGTATGCTACTTTCGGAAAGGGCTGGTCACGGCGCGTTGCCGAAGTTGAAGACATGGCTTTTAAGATGGTTGGATAGGTGACTTATGGACTACAACACATACGTCCAGCAGATTGCGACTATGGCGGTAGTTCCGACCACTGACTCTAATTATCAGATTATTTTGCCTCAAATGATCTCATATGCTGAATTGCGTATGCAGCGCGATTTGGATTTCTTATCTACTCAAGTCAGCACAACGGCTTATTCTTTTACGTCCGGCAATAACATTCTGACTATTCCGCAATCTCAGTTTGTCACTTCTGAAACTTTTGAGGTGATCAATGGGTCTGGCGTATCGTCTCCGCTTCTTCCGGTGACTAAGGAATATATTCAAAATGTCTATGGCAGCGGTGGAACTTCAGGCTTACCATTGTATTATGCTGAATACGGCGGTGATGCGGCCACCACTGGTTATACATCCCAATTGATGTTGGTCGGCCCTACACCTGATTCGGCATACAATGTTCGGTTAACGGGTACGGTTCGGTCGGCTCCGTTATCGGCAACCAACCAAAACACGTATATTTCAAGCAATTTGCCTGACATGATGATCATGGCAAGCATGATTTACATCAGTGCGTATCAGCGCAATTTTGGTAAAATTAACGATGATCCTGCAATGGCTCAGACCTATGAAAGCCAATATCAGGCTCTTTTACGGTCGGCTCTTATTGAAGAAAACCGTAAGAAATACGAGGCTTCTGCTTGGACTTCTTACTCACCTGCTCCTGCCGCTACACCGTCAAGGGGGTAACCTATGCCCCATAATACGATAAAGTTAAAACCCGGCGTTGAAACTACAACGACATTGGCGCTTAATGAAGTTGCATATTCAAAATCCCAACTTATCCGGTTTTTGCCAGAACGTAATTTGCTTGGTCTTGCTCAAAAATTGGGCGGCTGGCAAACTTATATTAGTGCTGCAATTTCATCAAAAATTCGGGCATTAAAAGGATGGTCTGATTTAAATTCCAACAATTTGTTGGCAATTGGCGCTGAATCATCATTATCCGTGTCAATAAATGGAAGTTCGCCTCCTCAAAACATTACACCCCAATTAACAAATACGGATACGACTCCAAATTTTGTTACGTCCTCTACAACTAACTCAAATATCGTAACATTTTACGATTCAAATATCTCTGCCACGACTTTAGATTATGTTAACTTTACAACGCCAGTTTCCGTTGGAGGGTTCATATTAAATGGACCATATGCATTATATACTGCATCAGGAAGCCAATACGGGATTGTACCCGGTGGGAACGCAACTACAACAGTTGGGCAAGCAACTTTTACGGGTTCTATTTCAGGAACCACGTTAACAGCATCATCGGTAACGGGAACAATTGCACTTTACCAAACGGTTACTGGAACTGGTGTTGTTCCGGGGACTCAAATTATTGCTTTTGTTGGCGGCTCTGGTGGCGCAGGTACATATACGGTAAATATGGATAAAACCGTATCGTCTACCGCCATGACTTCAAGTGGTGGTGTGTCATATACATTTTCGTCAACGGCTAATTCTGGAATTATTACTGGCTTTTTGCCTAATAATACTTTTGCGCCCAATGATACGGTTTATGTCAGCACTCCAACAACTATTGGCTCTCTTGATGCCGGATATTTTACCACAGGTAGAATTTATGTAATTTTAACGGTTGGAACAACAACTTGGACATCTATTGGTGCGGCTAATAACAATATTGGCACTGCATTCATTGCAACTGGAGCAGGTTCTGGAACTGGTAAGGCTTTATATGTTCCAGTTAACAATGTCACAGGTGGATCATTTGTTATCGGAACTCGTTATATAATAACTTATGTTGGTTCAACTAACTTCACATTAATTGGCGCTGCATCCAATACAGTTGGTGTGGTTTTTACCGCAACTGGTGTTGGAACTGGTAGCGGAACAGCGACATATGTTCCAACAAGCAATACTACGCTTTCTGGCGATTATGTAATTATTAATACTCCTACAACTAATCCATCATTAACAGCAGGACAATTTACATTTGCTGCAACAACATCAGGTTCAATTACGGTTGGGCCAACTCCAATTAATGACGGAAAAATTGATACAAATTGGTATATTACCAATGGCCCTCAACAAGTAAGTTCTGGATTTGGTGTTGGGGGCTTTGGCGTAGGTGGCTATGGTGTCGGAACAAGCCAATCTCAGAGTTCTGGAACTGAAATTACGGCGACAGATTGGACATTAGATAATTTTGGACAAGATTTAGTTGCTTGCCCAGCAGGTGGTCCAATTTATTATTGGAATCCTAGCGGTCAATTACAGCAAGCCCAATATGTTGGCGGCAATGCACCCGTCGTTAACAGCGGTATATTTGTTGCGATGCCAGAACGGCAAGTTATTGCATATGGGTCATCTTTTACCCTTGCCCCTGATCCTATGCTTGTCAGGTGGTCAGATGTTGAAGATTTCACTGTATGGAATGCAACTGTAACCAATCAGGCTGGTTCATATCGCATACCAACTGGGTCTAAAATTGTTGCAGGTATTCAAGGTCCACAACAGGGTCTTATTTGGACTGACTTAGACCTTTGGGCCATGCAATATATTGGCGCACCATTGGTATATGGGTTCAATAAAATTGGATCAAATTGTGGAGCAGTGTCTAGACATTGTATTGGCCAGTTTAATGGTGCAATATATTGGATGAGCCAGAAACAATTCTTTATGTCTATGGGTTCTGGCCCTCAATCTATTCCATGCCCGATTTGGGATGTGATTTTTCAAAACATCAATACGTCATATCTCAATAAAGTTGCTTGTGGTGTAAACAGTCAATTTAATGAGATTACATGGTATTATCCATCAGCCTCATCCACTGAAAATGACTCTTATGTCAAATACAACACTGTCCTTCAACAATGGGACTATGGTTCTCTTGGCCGCACTGCTTGGATTGATCAGTCTGTTCTTGGCTCTCCCATTGGTGCTGGCTCTGATAATTATCTATATCAACATGAAATGGGTAATGATGCTGCTTATAATGGCAACAATGGTCAACCTATGTTGTCTTCGTTTCAGACAGGTTACTTCCAATTAAATGAGGCAGATAATTTGATTTTTATTGATCAAATTTGGCCTGATATGAAATGGGGAACTTATTCTGGAAGCCAAAATGCTACGGTTCAAATTACATTTTATGTGACTAATTACCCCGGTGATACGCCAACTCAATACGGGCCTTATACTATGACACAGGCAACAGAATATATTTCTGTTCGTATTCGGGCGCGTCTTATGTCTATTTCTGTTTCATCTACCGATACAGGAACATTTTGGCGATTGGGTGCAATTCGTTACAGGTATCAACAAGATGGGCGATTCTAATGGCTAGTTTGGACGATATTCTTACTACGCAAAAAAATGCTGTCGTTGCATTAAATAGCATTGCTCAAAAATTAGGTGGTGCAGGGGTAGTTAACTCCGGTACTGCGGGTCAGTTAACTTATTATTCGGCCACTGGAACAACTGTTTCAGGAAATGCCAATGCTACTATTTCGGCTGGCGCGTTAACTCTTGGTGTTTCTGGAACAGCAGGGGGAAGTTTATTACTTTCTGGCTCTACCTCAGGTCTTGTGACGCTTAAAACTGCGGCTGCTGCGGGTTCTTGGACATTAACTCTGCCAACAACTGCTGGTACAAATGGTTATGTTCTTCAAACAAATGGATCGGGCGTCACTTCTTGGACCCCTAATACATCTGGCGGCGGCACTGTAAGTTCGGGTACTGCTGGCCAATTAGCATATTACGCATCAACGGGATCAACAGTTTCTGGGGCAACAACCGGAACGGGCGTTTTAACTGCTATATCATCAAATTTAAGTGGTTCTGGTGCATTAGTCGGAACAACGTCAGCATCATTAACTTCACCAACTATATCAGGTGGAACTATAAATAATGCGACAATTGGTGCTTCAACGGCATCAACTGGTCGGTTTACAAGTTTAAATCTTGATGGGATTTCT